ATGTTTTGGGGGGTATTATTCTTCGCGGATGAGGCCGCGTACTATTGCGAGATGGTAGATGCCGGTGTCGTGCACTTCTTTGCAGGCTATGATACCTCCAATAGTAGTGCCGCCTGACTATAGATTCGAAGCGACGCGGTTATAAATGGGGGCGCTGCGGTTATAAATGGGCTATATTGCGGTTATAAACGAGAACCGCCGTGCCGATACCCGGAGAGAGCTCGACGTATTGCTAAGGGGAGCAATAGGGTGTTTACCAATCCTCCGCGGGCTTGCCCTGTTGGAGCTCGTGACGCACTTTCAGCACGGTGCTGAGGCTCTGGCATGTGTTAAGCGCCCATATTATCGAACCGTTGAACGCTTTTGCGTAGGCGGCTTGTTCGCGTCCCTTGCTCTTGGCGGGATAGCAATCGCCGGGGCGGACAAGCTCATCCTCCAACTCGTCGACGCTCGAAAAGCCGAGGCGATAACGAGGGATTTGCACCGTGATGCGCATTCGTCCTTCTCGCAGTTCGACGAGGCACGTCATTTCGGCACTGATCACGGTGGAAAAACCGAACATGCCGCCGGGGATGCGTGCCATTTCTTTCATTGCCTTGTCGATGTAGAATGTGTTTCCGTCTTTGCGGAGCTGCGGGGCGACGCCCAATTCGGTGCGCTGCCAATGCTCGACGATTTCGCGCATTTCGTCCATGTCGTAGAGCGTGTCGGCTCGGAGCACGTATTGGAATTTAATGACGCCGTTCTGTGTGAGTGGGAAATTGCGCAAGAGGTCGTTTGCGAGCTCCTGCTCGGTGTGGCCGCTATTTCGTTCGATGATGTCCTTGCACTTCCTCACGTCATAATCTACGTCGTAGGTGTTGAAGTGTTGCGCGGTGGCCATGCAGAGGGAAAGGACAAACAGCAGCGCGGTGGCGAGTATCTTGTTCATGTCTTCGGGGTATTGGGATTTTTGTGGTGGAGTTATTCTTCGCGGATGAGGCCGCGTACTATTGCGAGGTGATAGATGGAGGAGACGGGAACGTCAAACGGTTCGTAATCGGGGTTATCAGAGACGCACAGAATGTGGTCGGGGCGTTCGGAGCGGCGTATGCGTTTGAGGACTACGCCCTGGTCGGTGTCGAGCACATAGGCTTTGCCCCATTGAAAAAACGTGCCGGTGTCGTGGACTTCTCGGCAGGCGACGATGTCGCCGCTCAAATAGCGGGGGTACATGCTATCGCCTTTGACGCGGATAAGGAAAGTGCAGTCGCTGAACGCGGGGACGTAGTACCATTCTATGTCGTTGCGGTCGAGGTCGGCGCTGCCTTTGAGGAAGCCCGCCATCGCCGGCAGTGGAATGAGAGGAATGCCCTTGCCCGGTGGGGCGGGGATGAGTTGCGAGTGCTCGGCGCTTTTTTCTTCTTCGGGCGGTGCATTGTCCGTGGTTAGCATTTCGCCCTCACCCGTCAAGAGCCACGTTTTGTTTAGACTGGGGTACGTTTTAGATATTCTGTCTAGAGTCGCACGCCTTGTTCCGTCTCCCATTTTAGACACAGCACCATTACTTAGTCCAGTCTTTGTCTCAAACTCGCTAACAGAGACGTTCAAATGCTTGATATAAGCTCGTATTCGATCCTGTAAGCTCATTTCTTCAAGTGTTAAATAATAGACTTGCGTCTAATTTTGTTAGATATACCCTTGCTCGGAATAGATGTAATATCTATCTTTGCAACGTGTTCGGAGGTAATTACATTCCCCGAGCGGCTAAGATGCTGAAAAACAAGACAGCGCCGCCGCTTTCTGTTCTGCAAATGTATGGAAGTATTTCGGATTTGCAAAGGAAACGAGCACAGAAAACAACGAAGTAACAACAACAACGATGGACAACAAAGACCTAATAACTCGATTCGCTGAAGATTGCTTCCGCTTTGAGGCGCTGCATCAAGAGATCGACGGCCTCATCGCTGATGCAGACAGCGAGGTGCTCGCCTACGAGTACGAAGACTTGGCCAACCAAGCGGCGGAGATTGTTTTGAAGTTGAGTGCGAACGGCAACAACTTAGGCCTCAACTTTTACTGCTACTACGTGGAGCGTTTGGAATACATCATCGACTATTTCCGCGCGCTGCTCGACTACGAAGAAACACCGCTTGCAGAGGACGAACCTAACGAGCTCGACGACGAACCCGGCGAGGAGGTTGGCTTTGAGGGTTCCCCCGCCGACTGTGCGTTTCCGAAAATTCCAACCTTTTATATTAATAATCGGGAGATCCAGCTCCCCCTGCCTGCCAAGAACGAAGAGAACGCCGCGACCGATGAGGCCGCCGCAGTGGAAGAAGACGACAGCGAAGACGAGCAGTCCGACGAGGGCGACAACGAGAACGACGCCCAAGCCGCCGAAAGCGATGAGGCTGCAGACGACACCGCCGCGGGTGCTCCCCTTTCTCCATGCAAAAAGCCGTTCGGTTTGTTAAGTTTTCTCGGTTTGAATAGACTCTCCTCGGAAGACCGCGAACGCGTGCGTGACACGTTTGTCATGTGGTACGATATTAACGAAGTTATCGGGCGAAATCCAAAAGACCCCAATCTTTTCCCAGCAGCCGAAATCTTAGAATTCAAGGAGAATGCTTTTAGCGAGTTCGAATATGACATGGAATTCGGGAAAGAACATCTCATTTTAGTCGATGAACAGGAAATCCGCGCAGCGATAGAGGATGCAATCGACGCCATTCCGGGCTTCCGAGAGTCCGAAAAGTTCAAGGAACTCATCGAACTATATCCAACCTACAAAGAACGATTACAATGAAACAGTTACTCGACACCTTCGGCCAGTGGGGCTTCTTCGCTCTGCACACGGTTCTTCTCCTTCTCGCCGCCTTTTTGGTCGGCTTAGAAATTGAATGCCCCGTGATTCCTTGGGTTGTATGGAAAGCTGCGGGAGTTATCGGAATTTACTTGTGGGCTTTCATTGGGAAACGGGCACTTTTAGCCGAAATGTTCCCCACTTCTGTGGCTCGTTTTTTTGCCTACATGAAAGAACACGTGAACACCGAAGACGAATAACACACGGCGCGCCGCTCTTGGGATTGGTAAGAGTAAGAAATGAGAACTTGTTGCTTCTGGCGGCGCGCCCCTTTTTCTAATCCTAAAACAAATTCAAATTATGAGTACAATATACTTAGAATTGCCGGTGGACACCGACGAAGTCCTCGACAACGTGTGCCGCGCCGACGAAGAGGACTTCCTCCTCGATGCTCTCGAAAACTTTGAAAGCGATAACGTAACCGCCGCTTTACGCGAATTCTTCAGATCACAAAGGGAACGAGGCGCGGCGCTCCCCGATTTCGTAGACGCTGAAAAGTTATGAGTGCAGACAATCGACAACCCGTATTTCCGAGTCCAATGAAAGAGCCCCACCGGTCATACCGATTTAATGCGGGTTCCGATACCTGGGATTTTAATATAGCCCGTAGCAAGTTTTCCGAATGTCTTCCGGCAGTGGATAAAATAATGCGCGAGCTCGAAAGAATAGAAGCCACCACAAATCTCGCTATTGCAGAGCGCGGAGATTTGGCTACGCTTATTATATGGGCTTCCGCGGCTATGCCATATTCCGCGGATTGGTACGTGGTGGAACGCTTCGTAGCTATAGTGGATTACCTCTGCTATGTAGCGGAGATTTACATAAATAACGGGCACGACGCTCTCGCGACTATAGATCCTAAGCCTTACAAAATCATCGAGAATGAGCTGATAGTCCCTATTACGACGCGCAGCACTACTCTTCGTTGATTGTTTTACAAATAGGCGTTCGTTTGGTACGACAGGCGGCGCGCCCCTTTTCATAGATGCTTTACCTCATTGATGATTGATAATAGTGTTTTCTGCATCCGTCGTGAGACGCCGTGCAGTATGGCGAGCACCGGTTGCGGCTCTCTTGAGTGCTGCGGGGTTCGACTCCCCACTCGCCACGATTTTTTTCATTGAATAGATTATGAATTGATTTCCCGCGCCACGTTGTGACAACGCACGCGGACACGGCACGAAGGGTAGCGAGTTTTTGCGATGTTTTTCCTCGCTGCGGGGTTCGACTCCCCGTCGTGTCACAAAATGGTTTCATGGTATCTAAGTAAAAAGTTACCGGCTGTTGCCCGCTCGTGAGAGTCGGAACAGCCACACGGCCGCGGAACGTGCGATGCGTCGCATGTTCACCCGGACAGGGAGAGCGACACCGCTTGTATATAGTTCGGCAACTCGTTCAAATCTCGCTCTCTCTTGGCGGTTCGATTCCGCCCGCGGCCTCTCAATAGCGCGCAGCGTTCGGTTTTTGCCGTCGCGGTTGGGGTTCTCTCCTGCGATGCTGCGCACAGTGTTCCATCTTCAAAATAAGCAAGACGATGAAAATTTACATTTCGGGCGCCATCACCGACCCGACCACCGGCAAGCCCCGCGAGAACTTCGCCGAAGCGTTTAACACCGCCGCGGACTACCTCCGCTCCCTGGGCCACGAGCCCGTAAACCCCACCGACCCCGCGCTGCAATCGAAAGCTGGCGGCACGCAATGGGTGGACTACATTGCCCGCGACGTGAAACTCGTATCGGAGTGCGACGGGATCTATTTCATTGCCGGTGCGAATGCTTCGGACGGCTCGCACATTGAGCGCATCGTGGCCGAGCACCTGCGCATTCCGAGCTATTTCCCCCATTTGCCGCCTCCCCCGGTGGAGAAAGCCGAGAAGCCGAAAGCGACAGAAGCTAAGAAATAAGGTTTTGTAGTTCCATAATGTGAGACGTGTCGCTCTCGTCTCTCAAGGATGAGGCGACACACACGGCCGCGGAACGTGCGAAGCATCAACACGTTCGCCGGGTAAGGGCGGGGAGGCTTTGATTGATCAAAATAGCCATAATGTGAGACTTCTGTTTTTTCTCTCCTCCCTTAGGCGGTTCGATTCCGCCCGTGGCCTCGAGTTTTTAATTTGTTATGTTAGATGCCGCGCCACGTCGTGAGACGGCGCGCGGAACCGGCACGAAAGGAACCGGCGAGGGTCTTTGCCAATTCATCCCTCCATCTGCTCGCCGCGGGGTTCGATTCCCCGCCGTGCCACTCAATAAGCAACGATATGAATGAGAAGATACCCAAAGAATGGCGCCCCGCCGATTCGGCATTTGAATGTAAAACGGGGCGCCGCCGCAACAGATTGACCCGCGACGATGTACGGCAACTCAAGCCGAACCGTCCGCGCAAGTTCATTCTCCCGAACCTCAAAGCACTACAGAGCGCCCGCGCGGCGGTGACGTATGTACGACTGGCCGAAGAGTTGCCGGTGTACAGCAAAACGTGCATTTACGATTCAAGCATTACAGTGATAAAAATAACCCCACCCCGATGACGAAAACACGCCCCGAAGTCCCGCCGACCGCTCGCTTCAACGTATCGGATACGGCGCGCTTGCTTAAGATTTCAAGAACGTCGGTCTACCGATACAAGAAGTTGGGGATGCTCAAACCCATGGCTAACGAATACTTTGGCCGTTTCGTTTTCACCGGTCAGAGCATCATGAGCTTTTGGACTAAATTCTACAAGTAAAAAACGGACATCATGCAAATAGAACTGGAAGCCGCCGAGTCTCTGCGCCGAGCATTAGAAACCGACGGCACGGCACAAGAAATCAAGTATGACTGCTTAGTGCTTGAAGACGAGATTTCGGCTCTCGTCAAACTGCCGGCAGAAGAAATGAAAAATCACCCCGGGCTGTGGCTGCTCGAAGACGACGACGAAACGGAGGAGGACGTAGAAGCCTACGTGCTGACAGAGGAAGACAAAGAACGGTTTCTCGACGAGCTGTGCGACCTCCTGTTACAAGCGGCGGAAGAACATAGTGCGCGGGTGCGCAGTGAAATGGAGTTGCAGCAGATTGCAGACGAGGAAAACGAAATGCGCCACCATTATGAAGTGTAGCGCTCAGCAAGTAGCCACATGAGAAGATACCTTATATCTGTAACAGAGTGGGTCGGTAGTAGCCCGGAAGCGATTGCGAAAGCCAAAGAGATGTTCCCCTATCTTGAAATATCCCCCATGACCACAATAAGACAAGAGAGGCTGCAACTTTTTGCGGGGACCGATGCCGAAGCATGTGAGAAAGCAAAGGAACTGATGTCTCGCGTTTTAGAGAGTTCGGAATACTCCATGGAAATTTTGGAAACAGTAGAGACCCAAAAATTGTGGGTAAGGGGGCAGTGGATATGACCCCAACAGAATTTGCTCTCCTCCTTCACCACTATTCGGAAACGAACGCCATCGTCGGCCGTATCGCCATAAGGCAAAAGTGCTCGCCGCAGCATGTGCTCCACGATTTCACGCGCCGCCTTCACGAATGGCTGCAGGCCATGGTCACTAACTCGACCGATGAGGCTCACACATAAAAACAAAGACAATGGAATTACAAGGCAACATTTTAGAACTCCTCGACCCCGAAACTCGCACCTTCAAATCGCCCAACACGGGCGAGGATGTGGAGTACACAAGCCGCGTGCTGCTGCTCGACTGCTCTACGTACAACCACTTCGGCGACCCGATTGAAAACATCGTGCCCATTACGTTCACGGGGCGCTATATGGAGGGGCTGCAGAACTTTCCGAAAGGCTCGGAGGTAAAAGTGAGCGTAACCCCGAAAGGCTGGTGCGTCGACCGCGACGGTGAAAAGCGCTACGGCGTGACGATGCGAGGTTTTAATGTCTCGCTCATCACGCACTCCACCGCACAACAGAACAACGCCCCGCGCTATTGATGCGGGGGCAACCGCAAACCATCTGCAAAACTATGCAAGACCCCGAACACCAACTACAATGCGCCTGCGTTCGTTGGTTTCGCTACGCTCACGCCGACTTGAGTCCGCTGCTCTTCGCAGTACCCAACGGCGGCCGACGCGACCACATCACCGGCGCGCGCCTCAAAGCTGAGGGCGTCGTGGCCGGCGTGGCTGATTTGCTTCTTCTCGTGCCCTCACAGCAGCACCACGCGCTGTGCATTGAGATGAAGACTGCAAAGGGGCGGCAAAGCCCCGCACAAAAGGAGTGGCAACAACACGCCGAAACCCACGGCTATCGTTACGAAGTCGTTCGAGATTTCGACACGTTCGAGCGTGTTGTCAGCGAACACCTAAACAATAAATGAAGAATAGGTAACACAAACCATGGGAAGAAAGAAAGCAACAAAAACCCTCTCTTCCTACTTTCCTCACGATTCCAACGCCCGCAACGATGAACGGCTGGTAAAAGTGCGCATGCAGCACGGCCCCGCGGGTTATGGCGTTTACTTTATGCTCGTAGAGCGCCTCCGAGAAGATCCGGAATATATGAGTGTCGTTGATTATAATCTTATAGCTTTCGACCTTCGTATCGATGCTTCTCTCGCAAAGTCAATAATTAGGGACTTTGGGTTATTTGCCTTCACCGTCGACCCCGTTCGCGGTGAGTGTTTCTACTCCGAAAGCCTACGACAGCGAATGGCGCGAAAAGACGAAATAACGGCGAAGCGCAAAGCAGCGTCCGCCCTCGGTGTATCCGTTCGCCAAGAAAACCGCGAAAAGACCAAAACCTCCGAAACAAGTAACCAAATGGTAGCAGAAACGCAACCAAATGGTGCACCAAATGGTGGCGAAAAACGTACCAAAGGAAAGGAAAGGAAAGGAAAAGAGAATAGTACTTCTTCTCCTTACGTCGAAGAAGCACACGCGGCCAAGCCGCTCCGCAATGCCGATGCGGGGGATGAGGCTGCAAGCGTTGCCCCCTCCGCGGGGAGCGGTTCGAAAGATAAAAGCGATTTCGATTTGGCGGCCTTTGCCCGCTATTTCAACGAAACGATGGCCGCGCACGGCGCACAGATTCCCCAAGTGCGCAGCATTCCGACCAACAGCCAGCGTGCCTCGTATGTCCGCGCCCGGCTGAAAGAATACGGCAAAGAGGCGCTCGCCAAAGTGGTGCAAAACGCCGCAAAGCTCAGTTTCTACAACGGCGGCGGCGCTCGTGGGTGGGTGGCCGACTTCGACTGGTTGTTTCGTCCGTCGAACTTCCTGCGCGTCTTGGAAGACACGAGGGCAAACGCCGTCCCGAAATCTACAAACCTCATAACAACCTCACAGCATGGCACAACCGCAAAATCTGTCGACGATTATAGCGACGAACGACGGGCGCGAAATGAAGAGATCGCCGAACGCTTGCGCAAATCTGCCTTTGGAGATTAAGAGAGCGCGGCAATACTACACGACGGCCTACTCGTCGAAGATTGCACCCCTTTGCGCTTCGCGCCCCGACCGCTGCTATTTGGGAAGCGCTCCCGCCATTGCGCGGCTCGGGATTGAATGCGGCGACGACTTCGCCGTGTGGTGGATTGCCGACCAAGTGGCGAGCTATTCCACGACGTTGTCCGAAGCCGACCGACTAACGTCCGCCGATATAGACCAACTTTCGCTTGCGATTTACGCGAATTATTCCACGCTGAACCTCGCCGAAGTAATGCTATTTTTCTCACGTCTTGCCGCCGGCATCTATGGTCAAGTCGCTTTCGGGCGAGTACGTCCCGAAAATATCACGGCAAAAATCCCGCTCTTTATGGCTGCACGCCGCCGCGAGATTGAGCGATACGAAAAGGAACGCGAACGAACGGAGCGCGCCGCGGAAGAGGAACACCGCCGCAAATATGCCGTCAGCCGCGAAGCTTACAAACAAATGCTTGCCACGTTAGCGGCCGAAAGGTTCGGCGGCGACGAGGACAAAGCACGGGAGTATATCGCCACACACCCCACGGAGTTCAAAAAGCAAAACAGCAAAATGACACGGACAGCAAATGAATAGATCTTACCAAATCAAGAGGGAAGTGTTAGCCGAAAGGGAAGAGCAGGAGCGCGCCATGCGTGCACAGATCCGCGCCTTCCGCTCTCAAGTGAAAGAGCTTGCAAAGACCATCAGCGCAACATTAGCCGCCGCCCCCGGATGGCGCGCGCTCCCAAAGTGCGAACGAGATTGCGCACTCGGCCTTATGGTAGGCCTTTTCCGGCAGAACCTCAATTAAAACAAGAAACAGCATGAGCAAACGAAACAACAGAAAGACCAAAAAACAAGAGGTCACACAAGAGCATTTACACACGATGACCAAAGAGTGGTGCGCAGACAATAAAGATGGGCGCGCTGTGGTGTTCTTCTCGTTATCAGAGAATGGGACAGTCTCTGCAAATGTACTTGGCATGCGCTGCAATTTGAATAAACTCCTTATTGTAGAAGCTCTTCCTGCTCTTCTGAGACTATATGGAGTACCTCCAATGCCGACAGTAGAACAACCGCGCCCGTCGTTGTGGCAACGTGTCCGCGATTGGTTCTTTCCTTTTTTCCAAAATCTGACCGTCGGCCATGGCACACAATCTGAAAAGCATTCGGCAAGAGTTTAAGGCGAACGGCGTATTTTACACCGATGAGCGACTCGCGCAAATTATGAAATCGTATATCGGCGGCGAACCGTCCGAAGTGTACGACCCGACTTGCGGGGACGGCGCGCTGCTTTCGACCTTTGGAGATGAAGTGCGAAAGTTTGGGCAAGAACTCGACGGCGAGCAATTGGATGTAGCGCGCTCTCGTCTCGTCAATTTCGAGGGCGTTTGTGGCGATACGCTGCAAGTCCCTGCCTTTGCCGGCCGAAAGTTCGCTTGCATTATGGCAAACCCACCCTTCTCCACAAAGTGGGAGCAAAGGAAAGGCGACGAACGATTTGCGGATGCCCCGGTGCTCGCCCCGCCGTCAAGAGCCGATTACGCTTTTTTGCTCCACGTGCTACACTATCTCGCTCCCGATGGGGTGGCTGTAGTGCTCAATGCTCCCGGCATTCTCTATCGCGGCAATGCCGAGGGGAAGATTCGCCGCTGGCTGGTGGAGCAAAATGTCATCGACCGCGTGGTGTTTATCCCCGGCGGCTATTTTGTCGACACGAAGATCCCCACCGTGTTGCTCGTGCTTCGCAAAGACCGCACAGCCCGTGACGTTACCTCCATCGCTTATGAAGATAGAAGCACCGGCCGTGAAATCAGCGTCACCCCCGAAGAGATAGCGGCAAATGATTACTGCCTTTCCAATCTCATGCCACAAGAGGAGGAGGCTCGCCCCGTAGTCGACCCTCGAGAGTTGGAGCAGGCAGCCACGAGGTCGGCGGTCGATGGGTTGCGCGCTCGTCTCGAGTTTGCCCAAGTTGTTTCTGAACTGGAGGGCGTGGACTTCCTTTCACCACTCGTGTCGCGTTTTGATGCCGTGCTATCAGAATACAGAACAGACGCAGCGCGCCGCGCTCAATCTGTTTGCACCGGCTGTCTCTTTGCCCAGTAATAAATCCTATCCACAAACCTATGCAAGTAATCAAATTCCGCGGCCGCTCCATTGCCGACGGCTCCATCGTTTACGGCGGTGTGTTGCAGTACGCCACCGCCTCCTACATCGTTCAACCCGACACGCGCCACGCCGACGCATCACCGCGCTGCATTGAAGTGCGCCCCGATTCGGTGGCGCAATACACCAATCGCCGTGCGGTAGATGGCCGCGAGATATATGAAGGCGACGAGGTGAAATTCTTTGTCGAAGACCTAAATGAGTTCTTCCAAGGCGTTGTCTATTTCGAAGAAGATGTCGCAGGCTTCTGCGTTGAAGACAAGTGCAAGGGCGAACTTTTCGGATTTGATGCCCCTTTCAAATACATTCTAATAAATCAAGCTCTTCAAGAATGACAGCAACAGAATACGAACAACAAGCCCACCGCACCATTGCCGGCCACGCGGCAGAGAACATCACATACCTCGGCTTTGGCCTGATGGCTGAGGCGGGTGAAGTGGCGGACAAGATAGCAAAGGCCGTGCGCCGCGGCGACATCGTAATCAATAACAACGAGATCGTGAGCTTTCGCGGCGATGCGTTCTGTCTCACCGGTGACATCACCGACGAACTTGGCGACGTGCTTTGGTTCGTTGCAATGATGGCACGCCGTCTCGGCTTCAGCCTTGAAGAAGTGATGCGCCGCAATCTCGACAAACTCGCCGACCGCCAAGCGCGCGGCGTCATTGTCGGCGACGGCGACAAGCGATAGGAACGCAGTTACATAGAAATCACACAGAAGAGCCCCGCGAATGCGGCCAAGTCGTGCGCTCGCGGGCTCTCTCAGTTACAACCTGGTTACATGAGTAAGACAATGTTCTCCAATCACCGCGCGGACTATCGCGCCATGATCAATTCCGCCCGATGGGTGGAACTCCGCGCACAGGTGTTGAGCGTCCGCCCTCTGTGTGTGCGCTGCATGCACGAGGGGCGCGAAACGCTTGCCACTGAAGTGCACCACATCTCGCCCGTGGAAGACGGCGCGACAGCCGAAGACCGCCGCCGTCTGATGTTCGACGCGACGAACCTGCAGCCATTGTGCCACTCCTGCCATGTGGCTACGCATGTAGAGTTGGGTCGCGGTGGAAAGAAGGGCACCGTTCGCCGTGTTGAGGCCGAACGCAAAGCCATCGACCGCCTCTTCACCGGCGAAGACGATGGCACACGCATCCAACGCCCCACAACGCGCGTTAAAAAAACAAACAGAGATAAACCCGAGACCCCCCGGGGGGTGTTTTAAAAAGGGGGTGGGGGTGCTTCTAAACCCCACACACTCTCTTTTCTCTGCGTCCGACGATTTTTGGAATAGGTGGATTTTAACAAAACAACACCAAACACAAAAGGATCACCCACTCCAAAACCTCGATTAAATGGACAATGAAAGCCACGAAGGCCAAGTTTTAATCTCCGCTTCCGAGTTGGCCGAACTGCGCGCCATCGCCAAAAAATACGGGCGATTTATGCGCGAGAAGAAGAAAACCGTGGAGGAACATGCCACCACGGTACAGCGCGCTGTGAAATCGAAGGGCGCGGACTCGGCTGCTCTCGAGATGGAAATTTACTCCCTCGCTTCGGCACGCCGAACACTCGACCTGGCCAATGCTGAAATAGCTAATCTCAAAGCCACCACCGTCAGCGAAAAAACACAACAAGGCGAGAAGCTCGTTTCGCACCCCGTGTTTCGGGTGCAGCGCGACGCGTTGGCCGCCGTCACCCGCCACATGAAAGCACTTGGACTGACCGCCCAAGACCTGACCGCCGCCGATGAAGGCAGCCCCCTCGAGAACTTGACGGAAAAGGTGCTCAAAGCCACACAAAAAGCCGCTAAACTATGAAAGACGCTCAACTCGGTGCGCTCGACACCGTGCGATGCGCCAATTTTCTGAACAACGATTTGCCCGATGGGTGTGCCGACCTCATCGTGTCCGACCCGCCGTATTTTGAAGTCAAAGGCGATTTCGATTTTCAGTGGCCGACGTTCGACGCCTATTTGTCCGATGTGGAACGATGGGCGGCGGAGTGCGCGCGCCTACTCGCCCCCACCGGCAATTTGATTTGGTGGGGGTCGGCTCAACGCATCGCCTATTCGCAAATTATCCTTGATCGCCATTTTCGTCTCCTCGCCAATTGTGCGTGGTACAAGAAGGACGGCGTGCACATTAAACAGTCCCCCAAAAGTCTGCGCACCTTTCGCAATGGTGCTGAACGCTTCTTGCATTACGAAAGTCAAGCCGCACCGCAAGACTCGTTCACTCAACCCAATGCTTCCTATTTCTACGAACCATTTGAGCCGCTTCGTTTGTGGCTGCGTCGTGAAATCGACTCGCTCGGTGGAGCGCAGTGTGTTGCGGCGGCGCTGCACATCAGCGACCGCGCCGTTTGCCATTGGACGTGCCGAAGTCAATGGACGTTCCCGAACGCCGCACGTGTGAACCAACTGCTTGAATTGTATGCCCGCCCCTACAGAGCTGAAAAAGCTGCGGAGTTTGAGCGAAAACGTGTGGAGTTTGAGGAGAAGACGCACGAGTATTTAGAAAAAGAGCGGGAGGATCACGATTCGCGCCGCCGCCCCTTTTTCGGCGAGCTCTACAACTTCCGCGACATCATCACGGCATCCCAAGAAACCCACATCACAAAGCTCTACGATTTTCCGACGAAGAAGCCGCCCACGCTGACGCGGCAACTCATCGAAACCTGCAGCCGCCCCGGCGCGTTGGTGGTCGTCCCCTTTGCCGGCAGCGGCACAGAGTGCGAAGCCGGCAAGAGTAGCGCCCGCCCCCCCATCGCTCTCGCGACC